AAATCGACATGCCGTTGCACCTGTTGGAATATTATATGTAGTAACAGTTGTGTTCGAATAATTTGACAGGGGCGCAGCTGCTGTATTCGCAATATCTGTTCCATTTATTTGATAGCCGGTCGGTAGTAGGGGTCTTGAGTTAGCAAAACTAGTTGTATTGTAGTTAAACCCATAACCAGTTGCCGGTGTACCACCTGTTGTATTTATCACAGTACTTAATGGAACACCTTTAACTTTAAAATTTGACATAAAACTATATTATGTATAAATATATAAATATGTGCTTATATACATTATATATGGAAAACTTTAATATTATTGACCTTGTTTATACTAATAAAACTTCGATTTCTCGTGAATTATGTAATGATATGATTAATCTATTTGAACAAGAAGAACGCCGATCTCCTGGAGTAATAACAGCTGGGTTGAATCCAAATATTAAAGATACGACTGATTTCATGATAACAAATGGCGGACCTCGTTGGGAGAAAATTAATAAAGTATTATCAAAAGAATTAAATAATAATGTCATTGAGTATGTTAAAAAATACAATAATATGGTTCATCCAACTTATCAAATTTTTGGTACAAACTATTTATCAACTGCATCAATGCAACTACAAAAATATGAAAAAAATGTTGGAAAATATGTATATCATGAAGATTCTAGATGTGAATTTACTGATCGAAAAATTCGTAAACTCACATTTATATGGTATCTAAATAATGTAGAAGAGGGTGGCGAAACCGAATTCTGGTCAAAATATTGTATCAAACCTGAAGCCGGAAAACTTGTATTATTTCCAGCCTGCTGGACTTTTCCACATACCGGAAAAGTCCCTATATCCAATGACAAATATATTGTTACAGGTTGGCTATGGAAGCATTATGATAAATAAATCATAATTCATGTAAATATGTGGATTGACATGAATTATTTTACCTTTCGCATTAACCACCCCACAATAACATATTTATCATTGGATATGGTCTTCCGCGAACAATGTGGGTATGTCCATGTCGATGGAAATAATAGCAACTTCCCCGATTCTGGTTTTATTCTTATGTTTCCCTTCATCTCTGTTTCGCCTCCTTCATATACGTCATTTAAATACCAAATGAACGTTATTTGTCTCTCTTGGTCCATTCCTTTGGTTAAATATCTATCTATGTGATACTCGTATTTGCCTTCGTTTTTATACTCATATTTATTTATGTGAAAATCGTTATATATTATATCTTCTTTAAAATGTTGATATGCATTGCCGTCGCCAATTTGGTTATCGAGCATCTTTGCATACGTTTTCAAATTATTTGTCAGTTCTTGTTTTAAGAATTCATGAATCGTTGGCCAGTCTTTGTCTGTAATATTCTCTATACCACATTGCATTGCTCTCAAAACATCTTCGTTTAGTCCGCCCAACGTAGTCGCTCTATGTTTATTTTGGGTTTTTTCAAATATTTCTATAATATCTTTACATAATTCCGGGGATAATGAGTGTTTATTTATGTATATGTATGGGTCCATTTTATGTGTAATTAAGTAATTCATCGAATAAAACTTTAGATTGTTTCCGCAATCAAAATTATATTTGATTGTTGCGAATCGTCCAACGGACTGGTGGTCAACATTTATAATTCATTTGCAATAACAATATAAAAAGACACTGCATATATAGTATGTGTACATGGTGTAAATAACTGTAAATAAAGTTACCTGGATTTCCAAGACGGCCTTAATGTCTTTTTGCTCATGTAGTTTAATGGTTAGAACAGCGGTCTTATGAAAATTTCGAAGACAGCCGCGGACGATGGTTCGATTCCACCCTTGAGCATCTACGACCCGAATATGTCGTTAAACTATGTTCAAAAAAGCGCAGTTGTCCGAGTGGTCTAAGGAGCCAGACTTAAGCGATTCTTTTGGAATCTATTACACCTGGCGGCACTGCCTCGCGCACTGCGCACTTTTTAGTTACATAATAATTGAAATACTTATTATGTATGTATTATTTTACAATAGCTTCATATTTCCAAACAAACCCTTTTGCAGTTTTTGCCTTTCCAATACAACATAAATTTATGCTATTGAGTGATATACCTATGTATTCTGCTGCTTCTTTGCAACTATCAAATGAACGTAACCTATTTCCATGAATATCAAATTGTATTATTTTATTTTTTCTGCATGATATAATTCTTTTATTGATTGATTCTTGACTTATTTTTCTACCTTTATTGGATTCACTTATTTTTTGCTTGGTGGTTTCATCGTGTGGTTTCCCTAATTGGTTTCTTGGAGGAGTAAGCCCATTTTTATATCTCAGCTTTAAAGTCTCAGATATTTTTTGTTTTGTTTCTGCATTATGTGTTCCCGAATTGCCTCCAAGTCTCAAATTATACCCATTTGGGACCAAACAATTATATTTTTGAATGTATTGAATTTCCATATCATCTAATTGATTATCAAACGTTATACATACCAGTTTGAAGACAAAATTCTCGACACCATATTTGTTAATCGCGGATTTTAGATATCTACAATTGCTACGCTTTTTCAAATGGTCCTTCCATCTGGCGTCTAGTTCTCTTACCGTTTGTCCAACATATGTTTTGTTATCGGTCTTATTCGTTATTGTATAAATATATCCCATTCCTATAGTATGATAAATATTCTTATGTAATTTATCATAACAATGTTACTGCATACAAAAATCCCACAATTATATAGTTCCCACATAAAAACACCGGAAAAACTTCTCGGCCCGTTTTTGAAAAATGGACATGACTTTTCCTTGTCCAATTTTGAAAAGTGACCCAATAAGTTTTTCCGAATATGTAAAAAAGTGACTTCACAGCATAATGCAGCGAAACCCGAATTTACATGAATTAATTTGTGACTGAAAACTTTTTTATAGGTTTTGCGGAAAAGGATTTAGGAACTTTTCGATTATCATATTATAGATAAATATGATAAATGACGATGGTTCTAAAAAGTTCCCGAAATTTTGTTGCAAAGATTGTGACTATCATACATGCAGATTAAGTCAATATAATAGACATTTACACACTGCAAAACATAAAATGATAATAAATGATACAAATATGATAACTAACGGAACCAATAATCTAAATAAATCGTTCCGGTGTGTATGTGGTAAGGAATACGAATACGCATCAGGACTATCGCGACATAAGAAGTCATGTACATATACTCCACCCTGCCCTGAAAATACTATTACATATACAATTGAACCTATTGAACCAAATTCAGCCGAATTACTGGTATTGGTGAAGGAACTTATGGTACAAATGGCTGTGAAAAACAAACAACAAGACGAACTTATTGCCCAAATGGCCGCAAAAGATAAACACCAAGAAGAACTTATGAAGCAAAATCAGGAACTACAAAATACCATGAGGGAAATGATTCCGCATATCGGCAACAACAATAATACTACCCATGTCAATGGTCCTACGTTCAATGTTCAGTTTTTCCTCGAAAATGATTGTAAAAATGCAAAGAGTATTCAAGAGTTTCTCCGTTCCATCGAAATCAATCACGGTCATTTGGTATCCATGACCAAGGACGGCTACGTGGACACAATCAGCAATATTCTCATACAAGCACTCAATAAACTGGAAATAACGGAAAGACCCCTTCATTGTACCGACCTAAAACGCGAAACCGTGTATATCAAAGACAAGGAAACCTGGAATAAAAGCACACCCGACGCACCGCTGATGAAGCGGGTCATATCCTCCATTGAACATGGCTGTGTTATTGAAGTGAAGAACTACGTTGATAATACACCGGAATCAACGGAACTCGACACGCCCGAATATAATTTTTACCACAAAGCACATTGGAACACGTTGGGAGCAGGCGAAGAAGGAAGTAAACTGAACAAGAAAATCTACAAGAAAGTATTGCCCGAAGTAAAGCTGGACAAACAACCGGTATCATAATATTTTGGATTATTTTTACAGAAGATTTTGGAGAGAATGGAGAACCTGACCCCCATATGATGTCATTCGTATTTTTGTGTGATTTTATGTATCAAACAAATGTAAATGACAACACGAGAAATTTATTTTCGTGACTATGAAAATAGTATCCGTCAACGAATGCCATATATACATGGCCAAGAACCAATAGAATATTTTTGTGACGGAAAAGAGGGTTATATTCAGTTTGATGGGTATTATTATGTTGAGAATCACGCACCCCCTTATACGGAAGACGATGAACTAGAAATGTGGGATAGACCAAGCAGATATGACACATGGCTTCCACAAAAGCTCATCATGTTCATGCAACTTCGTGAAAAAGAGCCGTATAAGGTGGAAGTGAATGATAATGTGACCCAAAGTTATTACACCGCACTCGAGAATGTTCGATATGTTGTTGAAATTTACAAGAAAGTCATTCATGAAAACACTGATGTGATTAGTGAGATTGAAGACGATGATAGAAAGCCGATGCGCGTATGTTTCTTTCCAACCAATCGACAGACGATTTACTTTCGAGTCATTGAGAATGATTGAAGATGCGCATTTAGCGTAACACATGAACCAATATATATGTCCAAAGTATATATTATGTTTCATGTTCCTCGAGTTATAGACCATTATGAATATTTACCCGATAAAAAACCAGAAATCGTACATAAACACTCGGCCGAATGTTTGATTTGTTTGGAAATCTACACTGAAGATAAAGTCGCGCCGATTGACTGGAAAAAACAGGAACTATACCTGAAATTTTGTAGGTGCGGTGGGTGGCTACACATTTGCTGTGTAAATAAATGGTATAGCGTAGCAAATACATGTCCAATATGTCGACAATTCATGACTATAACAGATTCAAACAGTTTTACGTTTTTCATAGACTTAAACGATTTTCATATATCCAAAGTATTCGTTTTTATCATTTACAGTTTTCAAATATGGAACATATTTGTTTGGTCTATAATCGCGTCACTCTGTAGTTATCACATTTATACCACATACGATGCAACGACCGATTCGAATATATTCATGGACGATGATAATGGGGTTACAATGGATTTTCATGACCCAAACCTGTGAAAATCGAATGATGTTCCCACAAATATAGTTCCCACCAAAAATGGTGCTTTTTATATTTGGGTGGAAAGTGTTTAGAATCTTATTGTACACGAAACAATATAGAATTTACTCTTATAATAATCTATATCATGCCAAAGACAGATATTGATTATTCAAATACAGTGTTTTATAAGATTTATTGTAAGAATCCAGATGTGAAAGACGTGTACATCGGTCATACCACGAACTTTGTGCAGCGCAAACATGCACATAAGCGTAGTTGCGCAAATACAAAGGCTGATAATTATAATTGTAAGGTGTACAACGTGATACGTGAATTCGGTGGGTGGGATAATTGGAAGATGGAAATAATTGCATTTCGTGAATGTGCCGACCATTATGAAGCCAGAAAAATAGAACAGCAGTATTTTGAACAATATAATGCAACGCTGAATAGCATTGAACCGATGCCAAAACCAAAAGTGACAGAACCGAAGGCGCGACCGCATTGTGAAACGTGCAATGTATTTTTTCTAACGAAAACTGCGCATGCGGTTCACAATCAAACAAATAAACATCTTAAGATGGTAATAAAAAATAATGTACCAA